GTATCTCCTATATTAGTTGTTAGTATTAGCGTATTATTGTATTAGGTGAAATGTCAGTGGGTCTTCCGCCGATCCAAGCTTCGTACCCTTATTGGATCTTCCGACATCTCACCTATATTTATTTCCTTAAAGCTACCCAGCTATGAGGAAATTCTCTTTCACAATAAAATGCAATCTTGTCTGCAACTTCCTTAGACTCATACTGAGCATCGGGAGAACATCTAAGATTACATACTCTTGCGAATGCATAAAGTGTACCAGACCAGTACCACTCTGTCATCATACTTTGAGGAAGTATCATACGTGCTTGTTCTGGAGCAACTCCAGCCTCAATCATCGTATTGTAGTTCTTTAGTGCAATGTTTTCGACTTCAGATTTAAGAGTGTCAGTTCTTCTATCACGATTTACCCATTCTATAGTATTCGTACCAGAACCTTGTTTCTTATCAACTGCACGACCTCTCCAAACATCCACATCGTAGAACTCAGGTGGAAAGTCTACATACCTTCTGCTGATTTCATTCCAAGTCAAACCGATCTGATGTTTGACTAACTGTCTTGCAACAAATACTGGAGCCTTGATATGAAACTGTACTGAACAGTGTCCAAATGGCGACCAATGATTATGGTCTGCAAGAAACTTAATCAGTTTTGCATCACCATCTGTGAACTCTGTTTTTTTCTTACCAAATGATACACGGGCAGCGTTTACTACTGTAAGGTCACTACCCATGTGATCAATCAGAGAGACTTGGGATTCCGCCATTTTCTCTCCTTCCAATTTGTATTTCCTTTCATACCTTCACTTATTTTTTGTTTAGTTTCTTCCAAAATAGTTCTACCTTTAAGTAAAGATGGTTTACCTTTCTTAGCTTCACTTATTTTTTTTCTAGTCTCTTCAGAGACAGGTTTACCATACATTGGATTTTGGTCACCTGAACAAGAACCACCCCACATTGGAATAGCATCTTCAGGAATACCATCATCTATAATAGGATGGTCTGGAATCCCTAAGGCTTCTGATATTTTTGGAAAATAAATATAGTTAGACATGACTTTTACCTCTATTAAAAGTTGTAGTTTAGGATAGAGGGTTTGCTTCTACATTCCCTCTATCTGTATTTATACAACTACCTACCTCTACGAACATTGGTTAATGTCTGCAACTTGCGTTGCAGTAAAGCGTTGTCGTATTCCAGACGCCTTACATCCTTCTGAAGATTACCCATCCGACTTTTCAGATGAGCAACTTCTCGGATCAAGTCTTCTGAAGAACGCTTTCCACCCTGTTTTTTAGAATGGTTTTGCATTTATCCTCATTAAAATTGATAAATGGTTGACATTTGCGAAGTCTCCTACTGATCCTCGGCCATACCCAAGAATCGTACAACTCTACTTCACGATTAATATACTCTATCCAGTTGAGAAAGTGATCTAGTATGATCGCTGTCTCTGTACTGATCTTACCTTGCTGAATCAGTTTAATAATCGGTGGGTGTTTACTCTCTGATTCTTTAATAAACATTATACCAAAACTATCGTAAATGTCAAGACATTTCTTCAGTTCTTGATCAAATATTCTTGTAATAGATTGTTGGTTTTTCTTCCACTGAGTATAATTTTTCTCTGCTTGATTTGCAAGAAGCCCTTTAGGGTTTATACTATCCTCTTTGGAAAAATTAGATACAAGAAACTCACGTAGTTCACTGTCATATCTCTTTCCAAGTTTATGAAAGAAGTACCGATCATTCCTATGCATGAATGAATCTTTGGAAGCATTGACTGCACCATTGTAACGAAAGAAATCATAGGATTCTTGTCCAAAGTGTAGTTTGATTCCTAGATACATTTTATATGCATCGTAGGCTTCCATCATAGTGGTAATGTACTGGATTTTTGTAAGAAATTAAGATTCTCTGCTTCTACTTGAATCTTCTGTTTAAGTGCTTTGTTTACAAGTCTACCAAGTGACTCTGGTTCGACATTGTTTTCTTCACAATAATGTAGACAAGCATCCATATAAGTTAGATGCATTTCTGCAACCATTTCTTCAATCATAGTAGAAAATTTAGTTGGCGTCAAAAAACTCAATTCCATAATGTTTGGGGATGAAAGGTTAGCCGTCCGATTCTGTTTCCACGCTCGGACGAAGCGCAGTTCAATTACGCAGCTAGTGCGTATTGAGCAGATGTATAATCGTTGTTATTTGCGATTATGGTTTTTGAATCTCCTCAGTCCCTTCGCTCTCAATCGAACTCTACTGCAGCCCCATCGACAAAATTCCTTGAAACCCTCTTGGTGGAGCTGAGGGGAATCGCACCCCTGTCTTAAAAGTTATATAAACTGGATCATTAACTCAATTGTATTTAGTATATAACACTCTTTTACAAATGTCAAGTTATTTCTCACCATTTCTCATCATTATACCAGCCTCAACTTCCATGATACATTGAGGTAAAACATTACTTGTGATATAATCAAACTTTTTGATACTCTCAGGAGTCTTACCTTCTGCTTCATGAAATGGTATTGAATGTCGTACTGAATCAATTACACAACCACAAACTGCTCGTATGTCATCAGGCCACATTCCTTCTGCGAGAGATTGGTTCTGTTCTACTGTTTCCCAGCATCCTTGAACAAAACCATAAAGATATGTTGATGGATACCAGTATGGGGCTTCACTATCTGGATGAGCAAATGCATCTCTTTTCCATACTATAATTGACATAACAAAGATAAAAACAACGGCAGTTATGGTCAGGGCAATATTATGTTGTTTCATGCGTACACTTCTTCAGGGTTACTAGGATTCATGTTCATCCATTTACCCCACTCATCATAATAATGCCTCATACCAACTTCATCATGAATGGTATTGTTCTCATGTCTTCCATGAAGGATTCGTCTTTCCTCAGCATGACTATGCATGGTTCCTTGTTGAGTAGTTACTGCAAGTAAATCCTCATGCAGATTTCTACCAAAAGGGCCCCAGATAGAATTGTGATGCCGTTGACGAATCAATCTCTCTTCTGGTGTATCAGATTTTAAACCTAATCCACGAAACTCAATCATTACCTTGTCTGGACTCAATGGAGTCATGACATCTACACGCAATGCTGATCCTCTCAAATTGAAGTTGATGCCTGGAAACATATCAATCATTTCCCAATGGTTTGTTGGTAGGTGAGGAAAAGACAATTCCTCTCTTGACTCAAATCCATCATAGTTATCGTACTGGACTTCAAATGATCCCACATTGACATGGCCGTTATTGAAGCATTTATTCTCCCTTGCAAAATAGGAGTCATTAAACCCTGTAATTCGGTTATGATAATGTAGATAGTCATGATAGAACTCAGAGTTAGTATCATGCCACAATTTAAAATTACATGGAATAATGGCTTTATGATAATGAAACACATCCAATGGCTCTGCATTCAATGACTCTTTCATACAGTCAAAGGAACCATCAACCCATTCTTCCATAGTTGGTGGATTCTCGTTCAGAGTTACCCACACAAATCCACCAAACTTTACATCACAGTGAAGATAGTCTGGAACATCTAAAAATCCCACTTCCAATTCTATTTTTCCACTAGGTCTTCTCTCAGAAGAATTTGCTAATGCATGAATTTCTCCTTCCTTATCTCTAACAATCAGTATAGGAACACCAGCTATTGTTGATGTTCTGAATCTATTTGGTTCTGGTAATTCAGATTCATGACAAACAGGAACCCAGACCTTACTGAAGATTTTCTTCATCTCCTGTTTGAAGATCTTTTCGTCTGAATAAATTTTACTACTTACGTATTCTCCAGCCTTCAGTTGGCCGGGAACCTGTTTCCATTTGGTGTTATTTCTTGCAGGCATGGTTATATAGCGTCTTTAGGATTTGGTTCTTGCTCATTCATTTGCATTTTTAACCTCATCAATTGTGTTTCTTCCATTGAACATTTGAAAGAAACATCATATACTATTTGAGCATTCATGGGATGAATAGGTTGTTTATTAAAATCCTTCATGAAAGTTTCATAGTCATAATCATTAGACATAACATCTACAATACATTTACATAAATTGTAAAGATGTTCTGGTGGATATCTCATTCTTACGCCAGGATCATGAGACATCCTAGTAAAATATAAAGTTACCCAATAATTTTTTTGATCATTATCCCATGTATTTTCTTGAATTGTCACGTTGTCCGTGACAACTGTAACTGGAACTTCTTTAGGAACACACCCAAAGAAAACCAGCGATGCAGCAATAATGAATAATTTGGTTATAGTGTTCATGCAGCTCTCTTTGCTTTATGGTTGTTGTAATCCCGAATAGACTCTTTAAGTAATTCGGTATAATCATCCACTCTCTTAGTGAATGTTTGAGGTATTCCATCATCGGGAACTGCAAATATAATTAGTTGATCACAAGGGATTCCAGTACGCTCTTTAAACATCTTAGCGTATGCTGTTCCCTGTATGAAGTAGTTTTCAATCCACTCTTCTTTTTTCGCACTATTGGACGTTTTGAAATCTACTACCGATAACACCCCATCCCATTCGGCAATCATATCTACTGCACCAGCTACTTGATACTCATCTGAGTACAAATAATCTTCAATGCAATATATCTTACCTATATGTTGTTCTAACTCTTGTATCGCTTCTAAGAACAAATACCACACGCCAGGATGTCTGGCAAGTGCATTTGCTTTAAATAGATCTACATCTGTTATCTGATTCAAGAAGTATTGTTCCAGCAAACTATGGAACTGAGTACCCCTTGTGGTTGCTCGTTTAGTGATACGATTTGCCACAGCATCACCTACACGTTTTCTCCACTCGTATATGGCCTCTTTTCCTCTTATTGATAATATTGTTGTTATTGATGGATATATTGATCCTTCTTCATTAACGTAATGTCTTTCTCCTGCTATTTTCTGTCTTACTAATTTTGGTATTCTTGGTATGTCTATATGTTGATATTTTTTCTGTATTTTCACCTTATTAATCCTTCTCT